CATCTGCCAAGAAACAAAAATACCGCGGTATACGCGGTATATAAAGCAAAAAATGAGCGAGTTACTTACATATTAAGACGTTGGTGGTTTAGAATTTTCATTCTTCCATGCATAAAAATCCTGAATGTTTTTATATCTGTAGTAGAAATCATAAACAGAACAATTAAGGATGTAATCTGCTTTCTGCTGATCACCATCGGCAAGTTTCAGGGCCAGTCCGTTATAATGATTATACATTTCTGTTATTCTGGAGCCGACATGTTTCCCTGCATCGTTTCGAGCATCATTCTTCTCTGGCTGAAAGAAGTCTGGGAAATTTCCGCTAAGTATTCGTTGTACGCTGGAGTTAACTCGATGCCGATGGGCAAAAAAAAACTGTAAGCTTCAGGTTCGGCCAGTATCTTCTTCATTTTCCATTCAGTCCAATGATTTTCACATTTATCCGGATCCTCCCCATCAACGAATGAATAGATCATTGCCATTCTTAGAACCGCGTTTTCATCAACAGGATATTTGGTCCTGTACTTAAGGTTATTCGCCAAAACCGCTACATCAGTTATTTTTTTGTCGTTCACAGCCTGAATCATCCTGTCACAAATGGCATTGATAACATCAGGGGTTACTCCTGCAGCAGAATACATATTTTGTGCGTTCGCTGCCAGGTAGCGGGACATGTGATAGTTTGCCATGTTTGTGTGGGTGTAATATCGGAGAGGTTCAGCTCCTTCTTTTAAAGGTTCACCGATTGTGTCGAACATCTTACTGGTGAATTGTACAGTAAATTGTGGATCATCTTTGTAAAGCATATTCTTAATTTTAATTATTATTAGTTAGGTGGTAGTTTGATCTTGCGAATTCCTGAAAATATTTCTGGAAAAAATATCTCATATTATCGAAGTGGTCCATTGCAAATGTTCCCCTGTCTTTTTTAAGTTCATGAATATTTTTTGACTTTTCATCAATTGTTGCAATTTCACAATCATTAATTGTGCCTTTACATTGAGGGTGGATAAACAAATTAGGGTAATTGTAAAACATTTGGTTAAGCAGGATACGGCTGTTTTCATAGGTTAAATTATAATTGTTAGGCTGCATTTGAGCATCCGATAAGCCTAAATGTTTTTTAATCATAGAATAGGCACTATCATGCACGCTTTCATATCCAACTTCGCCCTTTTTATTACCAGAGCTGTCGCCAGTGACAAAGAAAGGACTAAACGGATATTTTGCCTTTATTCTCATACAGAATTCACGCAAAACAACATTTCCTTCCATTTCATCAAGCATGTGGATAAAGCTATCAGGCAAACCCTTCTGCGGTGACATCTGAAACATTTTTACAGTCATTGGATTTTTATTAAAGTCAAAGCTGAGATAAATAGGGTAGGACGGTATAAACGGTATTTCCCGAACATGCTTTTCTTTATCATAAGCATATAACCAAGGATCGTCGTTCGGCATCTGTCCCCAAAGTCCTTTTAAATCCGATAATATTTTCGCTTCATTTCCTCCGTTATCCATTAACAAGGTTTGCTTATATTCTTCTTGATTGATAAATGGATTATCCAAATATGTAGAATGGTTCAGGTATGTGTCCAGGTTGCGGAACTGTTCCGACAATTCATATTGTTGTACTTTGTCGAATATCGTTGTTCTTATCCAATGCAGCTCATTGATGAATGTATTGAAGGAAAGAATAAAACTGTTCTGAGTTTTTAGAGAACGCAATGCTTTGTTAAGCGTATCAAAGTCATCAAATGTCATCTGGTCGGCTTCCTCAACCCATATATGTGTAGGCTCTGCAATTGACTTTGTCTTCTGGTTATCATCGAGACCTTTCGCTACAGCTCTGTTTCCGTTCCTAAGACATACAAATGAATAATCACTCTGATTAAATTTAAACTCATTTTCCCACCCCATTAATTTTACACAATCTTGAAATATCTTGAACTGTGAATCTTTAATATGAGCTGACCACTTACGACAATAAACCAGGTACATATATTCATCAGTCATCATCCGGGAAAGAAGCAGGATTGCAATATGTGTAGATTTAGAACCGCCTCTTCCCCCGAAGAAAATCATGTATCGGTGAAACCGGATAAAAGCATCCCGGAACTTGGGAGCAATCTTTTTCTTAGAAATCGCTAATTTCTTGTTGGGAATCTTCGTTTTCGTCATCATCGTCTACCAATGTTACACCTGTTATATTGGAAGTGTCATTCACATCCACCTCTTTTTTATCACGCCATTGATCAGGATGCCTGTTTTTTAACCAGAAAATTGCTGCACCAGTATCAGCGGGAATAACAACTTCTTCTTCGACAATTTCAATTCTCTCAGAAGATCCTTCACCATTTACAGTGGTGCGGAGCTTGAAAGCTTTCTTTACTTTTTCTTTACTGCCGAGGGCTCTTTTGTAAAGGGATGCAGCTATTTTGACATCTGCCTCTTCTTTCCCGCTTTTTATGGCCTCCGAAAACCCAGGATATTCTTTCTGCCATTCATATAAAGTAGACACGGCAATATCAAATACACCTGCTATTTGTTCATTTGTAAGACCCAGAAGACAATAACCCACCACCTTTTTAGGATGGTAATCCGGATCATACAAAGAGGGGCGGCCGCCTTTATTTTCTTCTGACATAATTTTAGTTAGGGTGTAAAATCTTCAAATTGTTTTTTAGCCTCTTCATATTCGGTTTTGGCAATATCCCAAACCAAATTTAAAATGGCTTCTTTTTTTTCTGCGGATATTGTGATCCATCCATGTCCAACATTTGCAAGGGATAAATGTTTGTTGCTTTCCTCATGTTCAGCTTTCCAAGCATTAACTTCGTCGAAAGCTTTATCTTTAGAGTTTAAATTTTTCTTTAACTCATTAGCTTTTTTCAAGGTTTCTTCTGTCATATTATTGTTTTTATTTTTTTTTCATACTTGTTAAATGCCAGCTTTGGCAGTCTTTACAGTAATAAGATCTCTTTGGTATTTTACTGCGGTGACTTGAATGTTTACATTTCCTGATTGTCTCATTAGCCAATCTCTGAGAAGGAAAAGAGACCTTATCACACATCACCCAATTCTTTCGACCATTTCGGCAAGTCTTTCACCTTTGATCATTTTTAATTCCGGGTCGAAATCGAACCTCAACATAAATGCCTCTTTAGCATCTGCAGTACTGAAGGAGAGTGTAACATACGCATCCATGTTCTGAACTTTCTCGATAGACCTTTGCTGAATATCTTCTTTCACACTTTTAACATGGTCTTTTTTTTCTTCATCAGACATTTCCTTCTTGATGGCTTTCTCAGCATCTTTTTGCTGTTGTACCGGCTCGTAGAAATCTTCTACATCATTTAGAACATCATTTGCCGTATCTGCATTTAAATCGATTCCCAAATATTCAAGGTCATAATCATCAAGGCCGGCAGCTTTATAATCGATGTCCGGTACCAGTATGCGTAAAAGTTCATCATCAAAATCGGTTCTTGACTTTGTCTGGAAGATATTTTGTTCTTTTTCAGTTTTATCATCCAGATTTGTACGTTCTATTCTAACCTCATAATCATTTTCAGTTCCATCATATTTGTGAATGATATCCATTGCCTGGATTCTTTTGTGCCCGTCGATAAGGTTTCCGGATCTTTCATTCCAAATAATACCTCCTAAGAATCCAACACTCTTGAAATTTTTAACAATTTGCTGAACTTGTTCCTTCGTATGGTGTTTCGGATTATATGCAGCAAAATTGATCTGGCTTCTCATTATAGTGATAGCATCACTTTGTTTTATTTTTTTCGTCATAATCAATCAATAGTTTTTCTGAAAGGGGATAAGCTTTAAGTATTTTCTTCAGGTCCTCCGGATAGAACTTTCGCAGGTATACATAAACATCAACATCGAAGTTGACACCGTTACTACGTTTATTACTATACTTGATAGGCTGGGGTAGTGAATGCCTCTTTATGTAATCCAGGACATCTGCATCTTTCCATTTACTCAAAGGGTATACATTATTCGTACTGGAAATTGCTTCCTGATCATATTGGCGAAGCTTTATGTTTCTGGCCATGTTGTCGGCCTTTTTCTCTCCAATGAAGGCGTATTGAAGCCCCGTTCTAATTTTAACCGCGCTGATGGTGTCTGCAAACTTTAATTGCCTGATATTTCGTGGCTGGCAGAATAAACCATATTTGTGAATCTTGGTTAATGTCCAGTGTGGAACTTCTTCAAATGTAACGTTTGTATATTTTTTCTTTGAAAATTCTATGAACCGGTTAATATGCTCCAGGTCTTTGACAAAGTACATGAAGATACATACAACCTCTTTGAATTCTTTTGAAAGTAAATCAAGTAAAACGATGCTGTCTTTACCAGCAGAATAAAAAAGGATAACACGATCAGCCCTTTCCTTGATCGTGTTAATAACCTCTTTTGAATGTTTCAGGTGATCCATGATTAACCACCTGAGAGACCGAAAGCAACTCTTAAGTCTCTTCTTTTTTGATCTCTTGTACCAAAGCCGGCTTGTTTTCCTCTTTCGACTCTTCCGGCATTTACTCTTGTTCTTACGGTAGATACACCCGTAACTCTGTTAATTAATTTTCTGACTCAGCAATAAAGTTTTAAGTTAAACAATTAGATATTTTTCTTAGAAATGATTTTACCCAGAGAATAAACCATTTGAGCAGTTAAATAAGTTTGACCATCTTCTACATATTCGATGAAATTTCCTTCCTTATCAACTATGTATTCAATTTCAGCATTTTTGTACTTGATTATCACTTCAGGTCTGTTTTTAGCATAACCATTTAAAAGTTTTAAACCATCATACTTTTTAGGTCGGACATCTTGTTCACCATCATCAGCAATAAAATACTCAATGTATTTTTTTGAATTTTTAGGTCGAATTTCTCTGTATTCTTCAGGCTTTAGACCTAATATGATTTTATCAAGATTTTCTCTTGTAATCTGTAACGTTAGGTAGTTCATTTCTTAACTTTTTTTGTAGCGGGTGAGGGATTCGAACCCCCGACCTCCAGTAAGTCAAACTGGCAAGCTAACCTCTGCTCTAACCCGCGTTTTTATATCTTTCGATTATGTCAATCAGCATAAATCTATCGTGTTTAAACCCTTTTGAATAAGCCATCATTTCTAAATTATCAAATCTCTCTTGACCTATTTTTTTGATGAGGTTTTTTTGATATGGTATTAAGTTGGCGTGCAAATGAAAATTGCAGTATATGCATTGAGCATGAATATTATCTAAATTAAACCTCACACTACCAAAATTACCCCTGTTGTAAAAATGACCGGCATTACACTGACTTTTTGGTTTCAGCATACCACAGGAAATACAAATGAAATCGCCTAAATCATTAATTGAATCTCTTTTTCTCACGTAAGCATTTACCAGCTCTTGAGCTTTTTCGATCAACCAAGGCAGCTTTTTTGTTTTATATTTTTGTATGGTTTTTGCCTCTAACACACTAACAAAAATAAAATAACCCAGAAGCCTTTCAAAGAGAAAAACAACTGAGTTACTTACATATTTTAGAAATTATCCATCGCAAATCCCTTACCACATAAACACCCGTAAAATTTGCCGTCTTTTCGTCCGAATACATGATATAAATCTTCATGTTTTGGTTCATCAACCATAAAACAACCATTTGCTAACCAAATAGGGGGTAATACCTCTAAAGCCTCATAATACAGATCTTCTGTAACTTCAACAAAATTTTGTTCTTCTAAAACTAGTTTTTCAAGTTCTTTGTATGTAGCTGCAACCTTCATTTTAATTTTTTTCAGAGTATTTTAGTAGTAAATTTGAGACTTCGTCAGTCTGATTTTTTGAAAAAATCCAACCTGCTTTTCTAAGGCCGTCAACTGTAAGAAATTTATTGAATCGACCACCTAACTTTTTTAATTCTTCTTTGATCTCATAAGTATCGCCGATTACCGCAATTGCTTTTTCAGAATAATCAATCATTTTTACACCATTTGAAATGATTGTTTTTTCTCTTACAATTGTTTCAAGCTCTTTTTTTATCTCAGTTTGTTTGGTGCTGTATTCTACACCGTTAAGAATATAAAACATTTCTATACCTTCATAAGAGTTAATATTAGCGTCTTCTTTGAAGAAAACTTCAGTAATTTGGCTTTCTTCATTGGTTAAGAAATTCATATTTTTTGTATGCTGATATAAATACTGTGAAATAGTCCAATGACCTAAAATATCGTGATCAATTGTTTTATGAATATCTGAAACCGCTTCAGGTAATTCAATATTTTTAAAAGAAAACCTGGTAAAAAATGCTTTCGCAATTTTTAAAATAAATTCAGAAGACATTTCACGATCTACAAACACGTAACTGTATGTTATCAAATTCGTATCATTAATTTTTATACCAACTTCGGCACTTTCTTTATATTCATACATATCAATCATACCGTCAAAATTACCCTCTTTAAGTCTTGAAAGATCACTCTTTAATATTCTTTCAGAGAGCCCTAAATCATATTTTATTCTTAAAGAACTACCACCAGAATAAAAGTCTGATTTTGCAGATACTTTCATATTGTATTTTTCTTTAATATACTTTTTTAAAAGGCTTGTACTTTTTGTAACTGATGTTTTCATTTTAACTTATATTGTAATGTTATGAGACAAATGTATACTTATTTTGTTATATAAACAAAATATTTTTTAACTTTTTTTGTAATATTTCCTCTGATTAGTTAACTTATATTGTACTTTTTGTATCTTTGCCCTATGGAACAGCAATTACTTAATTTAGACCGCATTAAAAAGATATGTGCCCGTAGAAACCTTTCTTTAGAGGAGCTGGCAGGTATGCTATGGAATGAAAAGACCTCAAAAAAGGGGATAGGGTATCACGCTTTATATAAGCGTATTACAGGAAACATATCCTTTTCTAAACTTGTAGAAATTGCGGATGCTCTGGAAACTGAGCCGGCCGAACTTATTGAAACAAGGGAAGGGTATTCTCATTTCTATGATGACAAAACAGGCGAATGGCTGGGAATTAGAAAAAAATAAATCCTCTGAATATTAGAGGATTTTTATTTTTACTACAACCAAAATAATATATAAATTATTAAGATAATCCATAGCCAAGATAATGCACCTATGATTCGCAATTCTGTGTCTTTATGCTGGAAAAATAAGCAATCCTTTACAAATTCGATTATAGATTTCATTGTTAATAAATTGGTTGTTTATCTGAAAATAGCATGTAGTGAGTAGGGTCAATATTATCTCTTATTTCATCGCTGAATTCTTCATCATTATCACAATATGAATGTGAAATAGTCATATAGGTATCTTGATAATTCCAGTAATGAGCTGTGGTCCATTCAGAACCATTTAAAAAACCTATCCTAATCCCTTTAGGATTAAAATCTTCATTTATCCACGCTTCATTAAAACAGAGAACTTCTATCCCTTCTTCTGGCAACATATCATCAACCTTTATCCATCCATTATTATTGTTAATTCCAGAAAGGGAGACAGGACGCTTCCAATAACAATATTTAGGATCATAAGGATCTGATATCTCCATTGTTAATCCGACTAATCCTTTGTGTATTGCTTGGCCATAAAAACTTTTTGCATCAAACCATCCGTCCTTATCTACAAAATATTTCACTTTTTCCCAGTGTTCTCCGTAGGCTTCTTGTATTTTTTCTTGCTTTGTCATAATTATTTTTATTTAAAGTGTGAAAACTCCTCTTTTGTAAAGTTCATAAACTATATCTGCTTCATGAAAAGCATCATCGGCCCCGCGGTGAGCTTCTATATAGCTGGTTTTTCCAAAGAAATACTCATAGGCTTCTTCAACCTTTGGCCATTTATAGCCTCTCATTGAAGGTATTTTACAGATATTGGTTGAAAGCTTCATAGGGCAGGCCAGTTTTTTAGGAAAAATAAACCCTCTGTTTTCCATAAAGCCAAAGTCGAAAGCATTATTATAGGCTGTTGTACCGTGTTTATAGGAATGTAGAATTGACTGAATTTCTGGTTTGAGAATATCTAAAGGTTTTGATGTTCTAATCTCTTCTACTGTAAGTGTAGAATTTTTTACAATCCATGATTTCTCACATTCTTCCTTTGTAATTCCTTTTTCATGGGTGACCTGGTCAAAAATAATCTTCTTATTACCATTTGATAAATCCAGCTCAACAATACCAATTTCTACAATTTTTCCTTTTTGCTGTAGAAATCCTGTTGTTTCTATATCGACAATTAGTATTTTTTGCATTTTGATGATTTTAAATTTTTTCTAATGACATGACACAATAACCTTCTTTAATCCCGAACTGTCCGCCTCTAAGTATATATTTTATTCTTCTGTGAAGAATTCTTCCAGTGAGTGATTTAGTATAATCGTTATATTCTTCGAGGAATAATTCATCACCTCTTTGAAAATTTCTATCATCTTTTCTAACTTCAAATTCTTTATCACCTCGTAAAATGGCATTAAAGAATTCAGAATGAGTTTTGAGTTTATGTAACATATTTTTAGCTTATTCCTCGTTTTAAATTTCTTCCATCACTGGTGATACCCAGTAAATGGCAGTTGTATTCATTATTCAAGATCCGGGTAACTTTGCCATCCTGTTCTTTTTGCAGTTTAAAGAAAAGATCACTGTTCTTATCTACAGGTAATGTTCTCAAAGTATTATGATAGCCGTTAGGCTGATAAAATGTGTCGGATTTCTTCGAAGGTAAGCTTGTATAAATGCCGGCTTCTGTTAAATTTCTTGTATATCCTGCATTTTCAGGCCGCCAAAAGAAAAAATGCTGATCTTCAGCTTTAGTGTGGTATACTGAAAGCAGATAATATTGATGTGTTTTATTTGTCATTTTAATTGTTTTAGTAATTACTCTTTTCCAAGTGACAGTAGGACGTTATTTTTTATTTTTAATTCTTTTCGATTAAGTTCAAAGAAGATATTTTGTATTTCATGTACATAATATAATTTCAAGCCTTCGTCCATTTCATCACGGACCTGCATCGTTCCATCTTCTTTAATATGGCTGAAAAGCCCTCCTATATATGGCATTTTTAGGAAGTGATATTCCCAAATATCACCGTCGAAATCGGCCGTTACTTTTTCAAAACCCAACTTTTCAAGCCATTCAATTGAAATACTTTGTCCCCTTATTTCGCTAAACCTAAAACATTTACCTAAACCCACATGAACACCTGATTCGTAAAAGCTTTCAATAATTCCCTTATTGGTAACATTTCCAATTCTGATTTCACACTTTTTCATAACATTTTTGTTTTTAATTATTCTTTTTACAATTCGTCGGTTATTATTTTATTCTCAATCCCTTTGATTCAAGAAAATTTCTTTGCTTGTTACTGAGGTGCCCAATCTGCTTATATCCTAAATTATTTCTAAGAAATAACTCACGGTATATTTTTTGAGTAAAGGCATCGACCCTGTAGCCGTTTCTCCGATACAAATCGTTGACTTTTGCGAACTGTAGTAGTTGTTCATCTGTCATATCTCCAAGAGCTTCGACGATTTCAGCGGGTGTAGACACCTTTAATCTTTTGTAGATAGTTTCGTCCAGGTTATCGAATTCACGATCAACTATAGGCTTTAAAATCTTTATATCTTCAGGTGTAAGATCTACTTCACCAAATGATAAGGTAACTTTCATTTTTAATCTTTTTTAGGTTGGTACTTTCTTTCAGTGATCTCTATACCATACTTTTCTCCAACACAGAATGATATATATGATGTAAAAGCAATTAGAAGAGCAATTACAATTATTGAGAGAATGAAGGCTACTTGATCTGTTGTTTTATCTTTCATTTTACTTATATTGTAATGTTATGGGACAAATGTATACTTATTTTATTATAAAAACAAAATATTTTTTAACTTTTATTGTAATGTTTTTCTGGTAATCTTGTCTTATAGTGTAATAAGCAAGGTTTTTGAGTATTAAAGGAATTAGGTTTAAGCAGCCCTGCGGGTTTCAATTATTCGCAATGCTGTTGCTTCACAGATTTTACGAGCTATTGTTACCTCTACAGCATTACCAATGAATTTTTTTTGATCAGTTTTGCTACCTTTCAAAATATAATCCTTCGGGAAACCCATAATTTCTTTTAATTCCTGGACTGTCAACATTCTCATTGTGATTGATTTGATGTGATTCAAAATCATAAATTCTTTAATTTCCTTAACCACATCAGAATCACCTTCTTTAATGAAGTCAGAAGGATATCCTCTTTCAGCCTGTAAAATATATAATGGCTTTTTATCTTGTCTCGCAATAATTGTGGGAGAAGGTTCATCTATGGATTTTGAAACTCTACCAAATTGTGTGTCCATTAACCATTGAATAGACATCAAGTTGTGTTTTGGTACAGTGGTCACAGCTCCGGCAGGATTATTAATACTTGATGTTGTCAAGCTTGAATAATCATAATGGATGTAGTGAAGGGCATATCTGTCTTTAGTAGTTAAAGTACCAATAGGAGAATCAATTGAATGCGCGGAACCATTACCATAGTATGAGGTAAGGAAATGTTTATTTGTCTCTCTTTTAAGTCCCAGGAGAATTCTTTGATAAGTCTTATCAGATTCGATTTTATCAAAAATTGATTCTCCAATGTCTTCCAAATCCAGAACATCCTTAACTGCTTTCCATTTTTCTAATTGTCCAAAAAGGGTTACTTCAGGATTTTTTGAATGTGTTTGTTCCGGCCAGACTGTAGGAATATTTTTATTGAATTGAATAAATAATCTTTTCCTACTTGTATAGGCTCCAAAATCAGCAGCATTCAATAATCTATAATCATAAGAAAATCCACGTTTTAAGACTTCATCAAGCCATGCATTATAATATTCTGCTTTTCTTTCTTTTATAGGAATCCAAATTGGCCTTAATTCTTTAATTTTTTTCTTTTTATCGATAGTTACAAGATCTAATGGACAATAGGAAGTATTATTTTTGTGAATTTCTTTGATCATCAAAGGCCCCCAGATTAGAAACTCCTCAACATTTTCAATCTGTACAGAATCTGGATTTATAGCATCTATGTACCTGAATAAGTGATTAGCCAATGTACGAGAATCTGCATCCCTTGACATACCCCCTTTTGCTTTACTATGGTTTGTGCATTCCAGCGAAGCCCAAAGAACAACTCTTGCAAATGGATATAATTCCCTCATTTTTTTGATATGGAATATTACCGGTGCAAGATCTAAAGTTTTAATGTCTTCAGTAAAATGACAAGAATCAGGATGGTTTTCTGCGTGACTGGCAATAGCAATAGGATCATGATTGACACATACGATTACTTTTGCACATTTTTCTCTTTTTACTTTTGCAGTTTCAATACCAGTTGATGTTCCCCCGGCACCACAAAATAAATCCACATACAATAAACTGACGGCTAAAGTTGCAAGTTTTATAAATTTATTTTTCATATTTATTTTCTTAATGATTCTCCTTTTAATTCTGCGATATTGAACATTTCGTAAGATCGATCAAAGACCCGGTCTCCATAACGATCACCAAAGGCGTTTAATGTTTTGGATAAATTCTTTTGAATTCCATTCTCTTCGTCATAATAGTTCATTGTGACCATTGTCTTAGCTTTATTGTAATATCTTTTCTCAAAAAGCTTCCGGAAAATATCTCGTTTACCATAATTTTGAGCCATTTCCTCGGCCATAATATCATCAAAACCCTTAAAGCCAAATGCAAACTTATTATTGAAGGCTTTTTTCTCTTGCTCATTTGCGCAAAATTCATAAGCATCTACAACCTCATCAGCTGAAAAGAATCCAAATCCGAGTTTATATCTCCGAAGCGGTTGGTGGTTTCCTTGAGAATCTTCAACTGTGAGAGGATTATTCCTGGCATAAAAGAACATATCATGGAAGGTTCTAACAATAGCTGTTTTACCAACTCCCTTTCCACCAACAATCAAAATTCCCTTATTCAGATCAGGCTGCGACACCTCAGAATTAAGAAGTGGATTTTCATAAAAGGATTTACGTCCGGCTAAATAAGAACACAATAACCTTGCGAGGTGGCGGCCTTCACCATCATTAACTTCTTCATCAAATTTCTTTTTATTGAAATATTCAAAAGCCTCTAAAAACCTTTCATAAAACTTCTCCATTTTCATAGGTTTCAACTCTGGAAGCTTAAAATTTAAGTTTGGTTTTCTTTCAAGACAGGTTATTTGTTCCTGTAAGTTTTTTTGGTATTCTTCAACCTGAGCATTATATTTTTTTACAAGATGATGATCAGGATCAACCTTTAAAAGCATTTCAATAATTGAACTTCTTCTTGGAGGTTTTACATCATTGCTTGTTTCTGTTGATTTCTCTGCTTCCGGATCCGTTGTTTGATTTTTGATTATTCGTTTGTCCATTGCTGTGATCTTTATTGTTATAATTGCCTTCAAGAACCTTTACAAAATTGGTAGGCTTCATTATCCAATCGAAATCCGCTGTCCAGGTTTTATTATTTTCTCCAGATAAAAAATTTGATTTGCCAGCAATTTCTAAAACCTCCTTAATTTTTTCTATTCCATAGTCATTTATTCGAGCATTTATAGATTTTTTTCTCTGCTGATTTATTATTAAAATCTTAGGAAGTCTTGTACATTTCTCATGAAAATAGTCTATGATTTCTTTTTCTTTTTTTGCGGAACTTTTTTCTTTTTCCGAATCTGGGGACTTAACAGTTTCAGATTTTTCTTCTGGAAAAAATTCTGAAGGCATATTTCCTTTTGTTTCTTTTTTTAAAAGAATATCATTACCATTATCTGTTCCTATATCAATATCACTACCTTTATCTATATCGGTATGTTTTGCATTAAGTGGTAAAGCTTCGCATGTTTTTGCATCCGCTGGTATGCGGTCGCATGCGGTTGCATCCGATGGTATAGTTTGGGGCTTTTGCCATCTTTTATTAGCATTTTCCCTGTTTCTTTCCTTGGTTTTTTCATATTTTTTCAAATCTCTTTTTAAAGCCTGTTTTACAGGCTCAAAACTTAATTCAATAAGAAGATTATCAGTTTCCGGGTTTTCGTCATTTACATAACTTAAAATATGCATGAACAATTCTCCAGCGGTTTCTTTGGGTAATTTTCTAACTGAATGGATGAGATCTTTATATAATATAAAACCGTTTTTATCTACAGCCATTTAAATAATTTTAAGCATCCAACATATCAAAAAGAGTAGGCATGTTTACTTGGTAATTGATAGCATTTATATAGCTTACACCATCATTGAAGTACTCTGAATTTAGTTCGCATGAAATTGCTTTCCTTTTCAATTTTAAAGCCATATATGCCGTAGAAAATAGGCCTCCGAAACAATCATCAACCATATCTCCTTCATTGGTAAATCTGTAAATTAGCCTTTCAATTATATCCAGCTGCAGAGGACAAATATGCTTTTCTTTTTTACTGTTTACCTGCTTTGCATTTAGGGTATTCATCCTGTTTATATCGGACCATACGCATTCTTGATTTGAGTTGGGCGGAAGGGTCATGAATAATTTTGATAATTTACCTTCTTCATCCAGCATGTCACAAGTCTCCAGGTGCTTTTTATAATTGTACACTACTTTTGTATCGTATTTTTTCCAAGCATTGTAAATCTTATCAATTTCGAATCTCTTTATTTCGCTAGAAGTCAGAAATCGATCTCCGGAAGACTTCCAATAAGAATGCGCATCCAGCTGCCACATTGACAAAAGATATTCATCAATTCTCTTTGAAACTGGATCATCTGCATAAGCATTCTTTGTATGGCTTGGAGGTTTTCGGAAAAGAAGAATATATTCCGGGATTCCTACACCCATTTTTGAAGCATCTTTTCTTTGTTCTCCCCATCCGAGGCGATAGGTTTGGTTATTCTCCCGAACAACATCAGTGGTGATGGTGATACGCCCAATAAAATGAAATCTGTCTTCATAATCGGATCTCAATTCCTGAAGTCTTTTATTTTTCAGGTCATCTGAAATACCGTCTTCAGCTGTAAGATTTTCCCAAAGTGCAATTTGGTCCTTCACTTTTTGTTTTGTAAAATGTCTTACAGTAGTATCTGAAAAAGGTTCTATGGTGAAAAACTGAACATCAGTCTGGTGGGAATACCGCGGCCGGTCCTTCACATGGATTGCAGCAATCCGGCCAGGTTTTAGCGTTCTGTAAAGTTCGGGCGTTAAGAATTCCATTTGCTTAAAAAATTCTTCGTTTCCGTCATTGTGACCAAAATCATTGTAATTATCTGAATATTCGTAGTGATCACCGAAAGGGATGGACGTCAGATGCATTCCTATAGAATCATCAGGAATTTCATCAGGATCCGAATGAACAATAACCGTATCGTTGTTATATAGAGTGGCATTGCCTATAATAAGCTTCCTGCCATTTTCAAATATTTGTCTTTCCATTTGAGATTTTATTAATTCTGAGTTAAGTCCGTACTCCCGAACCAAGGCTATCATTTCCGTTTGCAGCTCATTGTGTTTTCGCCACTTGTCAAAAAGTGTTTTAAGAACTTCTCTTTCATTTTGGGTAAATATTATGTAGATATGTACTTCTTTGTCCTGCATAAACCGATACACTCGGTGAACGGCCTGAATAAAGTCGTTAAACTTGAAATCAATTCCGACGAAAATCATCTTATGACATGCATGTTGAAAGTTGCATCCAGATCCTGCGATCTTTGGCTTTGTAGCTAAAATTTTATATTGAGATTCTGAAAAACCAATTAAAAGACTCTCTTTCCAGTTATTGTCTTGGGCACCATAAACAGAATTCAATGAGAATTCCTTGAATTTTTTTTCAATAGCCATTCTTTCAGCCTCCAGATGATGCCACAAAATCCACGAATCTTCCGGGCCCTCATTCTGAACAATTTCAAAAGCTTTATTAATTCGGATATCGACGGTTTGAGATTTCTCTCGTGAAGTATCGATAAGAGATTTTGTATTGTCTTTAAATAAAATTGGAGTACCATTCTTATCTGTAATGAGTTCGTCTGTATAGTTTTCAACCTCAATTTCATGAATATGAAGTTTAGGAAGATTGTATTTTGAATCATCGTAACCTAAATCAGAAGGTTTGTTGATGAAAACCGCCCATGTGTTAACCCATTTCCAGAATTCACTTTTTTTGTTTTCAAGCAGCTGCAGGTTGCCAGCCTTAGTGGAATCTCTTTTGAAGAATCTGGTCAGAAGGTGCCCGCGGTCTGCCACTCCAAGATAATCCGCATAATTTAAAATCTCTATAAAATCATTTGGAGTAGGTGTTGCAGTTGCCACAAATCGGTAAGGCACCTTTTTAAAGTGATTCAAAACATAATTTGTAGTCTCGGTCTTCAGGTTCCGTAGAATACTTGCTTCATCAAAAGATACTCCAGAGAACTTTTCAGGATCAATATCTCCCTTCCGGATCCGTTCATAATTTGTGATGAATACAGCATTTTCATTTACTGGAACCTGATCAGAATCAGTAATATATATAATTTCTAAGCCTGTTTCTAGCTTTTCATTATCCCTTTTGAATTCCCCAACTACGCCAAGTGGGCAGACAATGAGAAATGGTTTATCTTCCTTTTCAATGCATTGCTTTGCAATTTCCAACTGCATCATAGATTTTCCCAATCCGAAAGATGCAAAGATTGCACGGCGACCACCTCTCAAACACCATCTAACTATATCCGGTTGATGAAGATGTAATTTTGTTGAAAGTTTATCAACCTCAAAACCGAAATTTTCGGATATTATAACTTTATTTTTTAAGAATTGCTGGTAACTCATATTCTCCTTCTTTTATTGCTGATTGAACATTTTTTGCTTTTAACCGTTTTATCTCTTTGTCATTCCATATGAAAAAACCTTTTGAATCCTGTCCTAAGTGATAGTCATTTTTTAATTTCATGATTTGGGAAGGCTTCGTCAAATTTTTCCAGCAGGCTTCTGGATCTTGGAGCATAAAACCGATCAAATTCTATGTCTATTACGGGCTTTATATGATGAAAAATAACCGAATGATGCAATTCCATTATCTTGGCAACCTGGCACACTTTAAATCCTTTTTCTTTAATTAAAAAAATAATTATAAGCTTTCGGATTAATACTATTTCTCGTTTTCTGGATCTACCAAAAGCAGCTTCTCCAAATATATCTTTGAAAAATTTTTGATAATTCTTGATCATATCGAAAGTGTTTTGAGGTTTGAGATTTTATTTTTCAAATAATTTATTCTCTTTATCAGAAGGGCTTTACCCTGTTTTGTTTCACATCTATGATGATCGGCTTCCAATTGAGATTTAGTATCTATGAAAAAAGCATATAGTTCATTCTGCCTTTGAATAATTTCATTTACATCCGCAATAACAGAGAATTTGTCACGTATAAATTTGCCTCTTTGCTCTTCACCGGTTTTCTTTATTAAACCTGAATTTGCAAGTTCATTCATGCGGTTGGAGACTTTATTAACATTCCAACTCAATTTAAATGCAATCTGATAGAAGGTAGAATTTGGATTTTCTTCTAACATTAGGTATACAGCCCTTCTTTTTTCAGGTAATTCCTCAGAAATATCCTGAAAGGCTTTTAATGAATTCTGAGACATAAAATTTATTTTTTTAAGGTTAATTTTTGATTCTTTTTAGCCCTTTGTAGAAGTTTTTTAAAGAGTGGGGTACTTTCATCGGTAATTCTTCTATCACCTCTGATTACAGCACTTATGGTGTCTTTCTGATAACCAAAATCATTGGCTATTTCTCTTTTTTCCTCAGTAGATGTAAATGCCTTGATTAATTGTAATTCTTCTTTAGTCATTGTATATGATTTTATTTGTGAGTGTGGCAGGAATCGAACCTGCATGAAGTCGTTTAAGTGGGTAAAAATTGGGCACTTTAATATGATGCTTAGACTTCTTAAAACCGCGAGTAGAATAACTCTTAGCGTCTGCCATTCCGCCACACACTCAGCCGTTAATTATTTATAAATTATTGCTAAGCCTTCGCAGTTTGCAAGTTCACGTTGAAATAACTCAGCTCTTTTAACATCCAATAATTCAGCAAGCTCAACGCTTTCAAACCAAAACCTCACCCCGCTATCATTTTCGTCTAAACATATTTCAACCGGAAATGAAACAGGTTTTTCACCTTTGAAAATTGGTATTTCAAGAACAAAACTTTCGGCGATATCAGTTTTTATTTGCTTTAGGTAATTTTGACCAACATTACCTCTCAAATCAGAATTTTGGGAAATGTCTTTTTTTACTGAAGCTGTGAAATTCTGATACGAATGAAGAAGCTTTGCATTTTCCTCTTTATTTGGGAAAAACCTACGATTGTATCGAAGTATTTTAATAAGTTCTTCACGCCTGTAAAACTTGCCTTGGTTAATACCAAATTCTTGCAATTCATTTGAATAATCAGCCTTACCGGTGATCTCGGTTGCATAAACATCGTTTGGATTTGTTTGTAACTTAATGGTGAGGTTGTCGTAATCACAGATAACAACTGCATTTTCGGGTTTAATCTCCTGGAATGAGTTAGCTTCTTTTAACTTAATTTTTAAGAAATTACCTACTGCAGAGAAATCTCCATTAATAACCAGTTTTACAGGTTCTTTAGGTGTGTTTGCTTGACCGATGAAAAGAGTAGATGTTTCACCGCTTGACTGTACATTTAAGTTGATTTTTTGTTCCATTATTGGGCTTTTTGTTGTTGATTAATACTAAACATAGATCCAATCCTTTCATCAGGTTTTAGCCTTCTGGATGATATAAATTCTCCATTGGCATCGAAAGAAAACATGAATCCTTTATCCTGATCATCTATATGATACAAGACACCTTCAATTTCTTCATGCCTAGTTTCAATGGCAGTTATGAGAGAAGATTTTTCTTTAATGATTGGATCTACTTTCTTTTTAATATCAGCTACGAATTTTTTCTTTTCAGTTTCTAACCGTGAAAGCTTAATTTCATTGTCAGTTAGAGTTTCCCTTTTCAGGTCCAACTCTTCCTGTGAGAGTTCTTTGAAATACTTTGTATTTTCAGTTGAAAATGCCATGGCCTGCAAATTGTCTGCACGGTCCTTAGGCGACATGTTTTTAAATGTGTCTTTATCCATTGTGGGTATATTTGAGTTCTTCTTTTGCTTTAGAAATTAGGGTCCGGGCAAAATCAATCTGCCGGGCAAAGGCAGCGTTAAGACGTTCAGCCCATTTTAATAGGTAGTTTTCCTCTTCCATAAGACTATCAACAAACTTGTTGGCAGTAGAAGGGGCGAAAGAAGTAATTGTCTTCAACTGTTCAGTTAATTCACTTCGCATTTTTCTGTCTTTATGGTATTGAGAATCCGCGATTAATTTGGCGGTTCGGGCTAGAAATACAAGAGCCTCATTTGACCATAAAATGATCTCTTCAGGGTTTTCAGATAGAGAGATTTCAGCGTGAAACTGATATCTCTCTAATTCTTTTTTGATTTCTGTTTTTGATGTAATATTGTCAAGTGCCATAAAAACTATTTTTTATATGATTTTAATTCTTTTCTTTTCTCAATATTTGCTAACCGTACACGTTCTGTGATAAGGTTTTGAGTTTTCTCGCACTTGTTTATTATAATCCAGAATAGATCTGTGAATCCTGTTTTTTCATTCACATAGAAACTGCAGAAAATTGCTTTGTCTCGTTTTGTACAATACATTTCGGACTGAACTTGAAGCCAATATCCTTTATTGGCTGACTTCAGATCTTCGCCTTTTCTCATTCTTTTAAACTTATTGTGATTGACAAAGTTTGGACACTTTACTTCTAAAGAATATCTTTTACTTAATCCATCAGGTGTTGAACCAAAACCGGATCTTTTAAAGAATTTTTGATTTTCACCGGTAAATGAGAATGTAATATTTGTCTCTTTTTCAAGATATTGAATAGCAATTGGTTCATATTTACGGCCCCTTAAAATATCTTCTGTCTCAAAAATTTCACCTTTGTATTTTTCTTCAAAAAGACATTCATAAACCTTTTCAGAAACATAGGTCAAGGCACCTTCAGGTAACTCTGTTTTTGTTTCGTATGAACATAGTCTTTCGATTTCAGAACCTGAAAAAATGCCAAGTCGAGATTTTTCCCATTGTTCACGCTTTATTTGCGCTTTACTTTTGGTGTTTTCTCTGACTTCAAGAGCTTGCAAAGTTTCTGAATATTCGGGGGTGATCACACCCCCGAAAAAATCATCGCCAAAAAAGTCCATGACTAGTAATTATAGGTTAAGAATGGATATTTACCGTCCCAGATAGCATCTAAATTTAGAAGCTCTTTTTCTTTAAGCTCATCGTAAACAGCCTTTACATCTTTAGCAAGTGGTTTTGGCGGTTTAGGTGTTACACTATAGGTTGTATCATTTTTTGTAGAACCTTCTTTGTGAATGTTTACGTCAAAATTTCGCAAATCACCCCAGTCTTGATCCTGCACTATTTGATACAGAAATTTAAGTACAGTAATCTGAGTAACTTCAAGAACCTTTGGGGCCTTTTCTGCATAATCCCAAACTAACATCATCCAAAAATGTTTTGGTACATCGGGTTCTTTGGTTGCTTCATCAATTTTTGGTTTAATTTCTTTCAATTCTTCTACAGTAAAATCTCCGTTTTTGAAATTTTTTCTTACTGGTGATTTTTCAGAATTGAAAACAACATAGCCCAGTAATGGCGAAGAAAGTATTCTAATGATATTATCACCAGGTTTAAGCTTCATGAATTGTTTTGACTTATCCGGTACTTTATATTCACCCGGTAAAAATTCTTGTGTTGTAAGTAAATTGCTCATTTTTCTTAATTTTTATTTATTGTTCTATTTTTATATTTGACTACATTTTTTAGTAAGTAGGCTTTGATTCTATCATCTTCTGTCAGCTTTTTGGGTGCTAACATTTTTCGTTTTTCTTCTAAAATGCTTTCAAGCTCAGATATTGGTAACTGCTCAAGAATATTTCTAATGAAAGCATCCATTTTTAATGAAGATTCTTTGTTTTCTCATTTCTTGCTGAGTATAGTCGATAAATGCTTCTAACATTTTCTTTTCATTTTCTGAAAGATCACTTTCATGCTCAGAATAATCATCAATGCTTATAGAAAGTTCACATTGGTGATCATTTAAGCAGATAACACCTCTGAAGCCTTCACTTTCAATATTTGAGAAATCTATTTTTTCTCCAAATTCATTTCTTACTAGAAATAAGAATGTGTCAAGTGTATTTTCCATGATGATTTTTTTGTCTTTTATATAATTTTATGGTAAACCGTAAAACCGATTGATTTGAAATTATATATCTTTGTTGTTGTTGTTGTTAAACTTGAAGCAAATATACAAGACAAAAAAATACAAAACAAGACAAAAATATAAATTTGTATTATTTTGTATCAATTTATAATCATTCTAAATAGTAGAATATGCCAGACAAATACGATAGAATTGATATTGCACGTAAACAGCTGGGGCTTACCTATGAAGATTTAAAAGAAGTCTTTGATATAAGCCCTGATGCAATTAGAAAGGCAATTGTAGTACGCAAGAATTTGAAACCTATCTATTTTAATAAGTTTATCGAACGTTTTGGAATTTCCAAAGAATGGATTGAAAATGGTTCAGGTGAAATGGAGCTTCAACCTAAAATCGGAGCTGAAAAGGAGACAAAAGAAGACATTTATGATTTTGATGAAAATAAATGGCCATTGGATGTTATAAGAATATTGCAGGAACAAAAGAAAGCATTTGATGCAATACAAAAAATTCAGGACCGTAAAATTTTGATTCTTACTGATAAAGTTGAAAAGCTAAATAAGGAATTAAATAATTTAAAATCAGCTATCAATAAATATTAA